AGGGTGTTGATTACGCTAAAGCATTAGCTAAAGCAATCGTTCAAAATATAAAATTAAATTCTCCAACACTAACAACAAATACTGATGGAAATATTAAAGTAACTAATACTACACAATATACATCATCAATATCAGCATCAATAATTGAAGTAAATCAAATTAGTTCATCATTTGGTTTAGTAACTGGAATTATAACTGATGGAGTAAAATCATTCACTCCAACTACGGCAACATACAATCCGGCTAATGGAGATTTTGTAATTACTATTCCAAGTCATACATTGACAAAATATAATAGTATTTACATTAAACCTGAATCATTTGTGTTCACTTGTGATATGGATGGTAATAGAACGGAACATAAGTTACCTTCAATTGGACAATACGCATATTCTAACAAATTACAAATACAATCAGTAACAACTAATACAATAACTGTTAATGTTGGAGCATCAGGACCTAATGTAGAGTTTACACCTACTAACGCAACTTATGACCCAGCTACTGGAGATTTTGTAATGACAGTAGGAACACATAGTTTAAGTATTGGTGAAGGAATTCTAATTTCAACGGGTTCAATCGCATTTACTTGTGATATGGACAACAATCAATCGGTTAAATCATATCCTAGATTTGGTATAGACCCATACGCTGGCCGTTCTATGATGATAACTAATACTACACCAACTACATTGACGGTTAGTGTTGGAGCATCTGCGGCTAACAAATATTTTACACCATCTGCAGCTAATTACAATGCACTTACGGGCGATATGTCTGTAACTGTTGGACAGCATGGCTTAGGTGTTGGTAGAAGTGTTATTTTAGCAACTGGTTCAATGGCATTTACTTGTGACCAAGACGGAAATGCAACAACACATAGTTATCCTAGAAGTGGAAGTGGTGACCCGTATCTTGGAAAATCAATTGAGATAAAATCAGTTGGATTTACTCAACACACAGTAACTAATGCACCATATAACGCTGAAACTGGAGATGTTACTTTAACAATAGCATCTCATGGATTTAGTAATGGAGATTATATTAAACTTTCTGATAATTCATTAACTTACAATTGTGTATTAGATGATAATGTGGTTTCAAAATCTTACCCTAGGGCTGGATACGATTATCCAAGCGGAAGATGGTTAAGTATATCTGGTGTAACTACAAATACGTTTAACATCAATATAGGTGCATCATCATATACAAACTCACATACATTTGTGACAGCAAGTATTAATGGATTACAAAGACAGAATGGTATCTTTACAATCAATGTAGGCGATGCTGGAAGTGCTTCTGGTTCAATACATACATTTGTATCAGCATCAGCAAACGCTATAAAACATCTACCTCAATCAATTCACACATTTGTATCAGCATCAGCTGGGGCAATTAAACATTTACCACAAGCAGCTCATACATTTGTTAGAACTACTAAAAATTCAATAAGTACTATACCTGTATTGGTTCAAAATGGTGATAGTTTAATTAAAGTAACAAACACAACTCAATACTCATCATCAATATCGGCAAGTGGAGCTGAATTAGATATTATTACATCATCATTTAAGCATGTGGCTGATATTATTGAAAATGGTGTTGCGTTTGTACCGGATTCATTGGCAAGAAACTATGATTATGGATTTGAATTATCTACACCAACTTTATTACATATAAGTTCTAAAGAGCAAACAATTGGTACGGGTTCATATAACTTATCAACTCAAATTACAAATGTAAGTTCTTCTTATGGTACTGTTGTAAACATTGTTAAAAACGGATTAAGTGTATTACCTACATTGGTAGCAAGTACATCATCATCTTTAAAAGTAACAAACGCAAATCCTATAAAACAATCAATATCCGCATCATCTTTTGATACTAATAAGATTGCAAGTGGATTTGATTTGATATTAAATGTAATTGAAAATGGAACATCGGTTCTACCAACAATTATATCAAATACATCGGCAAGTATTAAAGTAACCGATACGCCACAATTGATAAGTGGAAGTGCAGCCGGAAGATTGCAGGGTAAATTAATATCATCATCTTTATCTTTGGTAATTGATGTGTTATTAAGTAATGGTACAAGCTCAATTACATATAGACCATCAACATATCCGATAGCAAATTCAAATGCAAAGATAAATTCAGCATATAATCTATTGGTAAGTAACTCTAAATTTATAGTTGATGAAACTATTGCTTATATGAGTTCATCTTGGAGTGGATTTGAATATACACAAAGTAAATGTGAAAGAGATTTGACAGGAATCCTTAGTGGTTCAGCATTTGACCTTTTATATGGTGGTAACTCAGCATCTTTGTTTAATGGTAAGTTCTATTTTGATTTCCCATCTCAAGCTACTGGTTCACAATTAGACCAAACAATTACGGCAATCAAATACGCAAGTGGATTGGCTGAAAAGGTTGTATTGAATACTCCGTTTACACATATATCGGCATCAATTAACCAACCAACATCAGCATCTTGGAATTCATTAAGAAATAACAAAGCATTTATACAAAGTGAATCAATTGCATATCTATCTTCTTCTTGGGATGAATTTGAATATACCGAAAGTACTTGTAGGAGAGATATTGGATACATTATAGATGCAGTGGCAACCGATTTGCTATATGGTGGTAACGAAAGAAGTGTTGTAGCTGGAAGATACTATTATGATTTCCCATCTCAAGCTACAAACGCACAATTAGAACCAACATTGACTGGTGTAAGATACGCAAAAGGAACGGCTATGAACGTAGTTGTTAATAAGCAGATATTTACAGCATCTTTGGAAGTTCAATACGCATACGATTTAATAAAAGCTAACAAATTATTCATACAAAGTGAAAGTATTGCATTTGTAAATGTTAAATACCCTAACTTAGATTATAGTGAAAGTAAATGTTATAGAGATTTAGGATATATCATTGATGGAGTAGCAACTGATTTATTATATGGTGGAAACGAAAGAAGTAGAAAGAATGGGGATTACTATTATGAGTTCCCATCTCAAGCTAATGGTTCTGGTTCGCAAGTTGTAGAAACGGTAGAGGCAATTAAGTACGCAGCTAGAATAACAACGGCATCTATTAGTAGTACATTAATATCAATACCACAAATTATACCTAATACGTTAGCAAATATTAAAGTAACAAACGCTAACCAATATATTTCAGCATCATCGGCAACTTCTACTGAAGCAACAATACTATCCGCATCAATTGCTATCGTAACAAACATAGTTGCTAACGGAACTGGTTCGGTAATAGTATCGGCATCATTAAGTTTACCAACATCATCTTATACAATTGCGGTAAGTGATGATAATAGATGGATTGCATACGGAATATTAAAAAATAACATTTCATTCATACAGGATGAGACTATTGCATATCTATCATCATCTTGGTCAACGGCATCTTATGATGAAAGTAAGTGTAGACGTGATGTGGGCTTGATTATAAGTGGGGCAGCTGAAGATTTGATATTTAACTCAAATTCAGCATCATTATTTAATGGTATATTCTATTATGAATATCCATCACAAGCGCAAGGAGCACAATTGAATCAAACGCTTGATGGAATAAACTACGCAAGTAAGTTAGCACAAAAAGTAATTCAAAATGTAACTTATGTAACTGCATCAGCAGTTGTATCTGCATCATACGCATTAATAAGAAAAAATAGAGAGTTTATACAAAATGAAACTATCGCTTACCTATCTTCTTCTTGGAGTACAGCATCTTATATTGAATCAACTTGTAAAAGAGATGTTGGTCATATTATAGATGCGGTTTCTACGGATTTATTATATGGTGGAAATGAAAGAAGTACAAACGCTGGGGTATTCTATTATTTATATCCATCACAAGCTCAAGGTTCACAATTACAACCAACATTGACAGGTGTTAATTACGCAGGACAACTTTCTAAGAATGTTGCGGCATCATTAACATTTGTGACAGCATCACAATTGGTATCAGCATCGGTTAATTTGTTGAGAAAGAATAGAGAGTTTATACAAACGGAAACACTAGCTTACTTAACTGCTAGTTGGAGTACATTTGAGTATGATAAAGATAAGTGTAAGAGAGATGTTGGTTATATATTAGATGGTGTTACTACCGATTTATTATATGGTGGTAATGAAAGAACTGTATTGAATGGTAAATTCTATTACGAATATCCATCTTTAGCAATCGTTGAAGGTGATGGTGATGGTGTTGGTCAATTAGGACAAACAATTGATGGTATAAACTACGCAGGTAGAATAGCACAAAAGATTGCACAAAATATACAATTTGTAACGGCATCAGTAGAGGCATCCGCATCATTTGATTTATTAAGAAAGAATAAAGCATTTATTGCAGATGAAACTATCGCTTATGTTAGTTCTTCTTGGAGTGGTGTGTATTATAACGAAACAACTTGTAAGAGAGATGTTGGATATCTAATAGATGCGGCAGCAACGGATGTATTATATGGTGGACAAGAAAGAAGTGTAATAGCAGGACAGTATTATTACTTATATCCTTCTAACGCAATCAATAAAGGTGTACCATCAACTCTAAACCAATTAGACCCAACTCTTACTGGTATCAGATATGCTGGAAAGGTAGCTAAAAAAGTGATAATTAATCCAACATATTTAGTACCATCTGCATCTTTATTAACAACAGCAAAATTGTTGACAGATAATAAACAATTGATACAAAAAGAAACTATAACATTCTTAAGTTCTTCTTGGAGCAATTTGAAATACAATGAAGTAAGTTGTTCTAGAGATTTAGGATTTATCATAGATGCAATCAGAACTGACTTAGTTTATGGTGGTAATGAAAGAAGTATTGAGGCAGGTTCTTACTACTATAAATTCCCATCAGTAGCAATATTAGATAGTTATGGTGATAATAATGGACAAAAGAAGCAAACAATAGACGGTATTAACTTCGCAAGAGGAATATCTGAAAAAATTGTAGCAAACACTTTATTAACTTATTTAGCACCATCAACTAAGAGAAGACAAGCAGCTGAAAGATTGAAAGCTGGTAAGGATGAATTAAAACAAAGAGCAATTGGATATACAAATGGAGCATTTCCATATTTAACATATAATGAGGCAAGTTGTTCACGTGATACTGGATTTATTGTAGATGCAGCTGTAACTGATTTATTATATGGTGGAAATGAGAGAGGAATCAGAGCAGCATCTTCATACTATGATGGTCAATACGGAAGTGCAATAGCTGTAACTAGAGACCAGTTATTAGAAACATTGGAAACAAATCGTTATCTAAGAACTAGAGCAGAGTTTATAGCAGCAGGAGCGCCATTGGAATCATTTGGTTCTCTAATTGTGGCAACTGGTATTGACTACTCTTATAATGGTAGTGGTGTGACATTTAAAGCACTTCCTCCAAATCAGGGTGGTAGTGGTGTTGCAAATCCGGCATTTGAAATTACGGAATTGGGTGGTGGTAGAATCTACTTCACATCCGGTAATGAAACTGGTGACTTTAGAATTGGTACGGGTTTAAGTATTAATCAGGCAACTGGTACTCTTGTGGGTAGAACATTTAGTAAATCTCTATTCTCATTAGTAACTCCGTTCTCATTGGCACTACAAATATAAAAAAGAAAAATAAAAAAATAAAAAAATGGCAGAAGTTTTTGTACCCTTAAATCGGTTTCAGTCAGTAGTAACAGGATTGACTGGAGAGCCGGATGAAATATATACAACACCCGCGGGTGTATCATCAATTGTGTTATCTTGTCAAATTACAAATAATAGTTTGGTAACACAACCTGTAACTATTTTTGTAACATCAAACAAAGAAATACCTGTACCTCAATTTACGGATATATATAGTGGTAGTGCTTTTGTTAGTTCTTCTGTATCTTTATTGAATTTTAGTGGAAGTTTTTCTAGCGCATCTTTATTATTAAATGCAAATAGACAATTTTTAAGAAAAGAGATAGCAGCATATACATCTAATCAAAATAATTTATCGGAAACTCCATTTACTTTTATATCATCATACTTTGAGCAAAATACATTAGATGATGTTGATGCAATAAAATATGATATTGTAAATAATACGACAATTAGAACAAGTAAAGCAGCAAAAGCTTATTTTGACAAAAATGGAGTATCATTAATTGATGAAACAGAATATTCAGCATCTATATTTGCTTTAGATTATTTAAAAGTATTATCAAACCAAATTATAAAAAATCAATCAACAACTGGTTCTGATGCATCTCCATTATTATTTCAAGCTGGAGTTACTCAATCTGTGTTAGATGGATTTGTGAATGGAACGCAATCTGGTATATCAGCATCTATATATGTGGTAAATTCTTTAGTTGATGTTATTAAAGCTACAATTGAATCTCCTGTGGTTGTTGAACAAGAAGCTGTGAGGTTGGTAACAAACGTAACAATACCACCAGCAGATTCTTTATCTCCTGTTGTTTCTGGTAAATTAGTATTAGAAGAAACATACGGATTTATTGTTTCTGGTTCAACTGAATTAACTGTGGTTCTTTCTTTGTTAGAAAGTGCGAATGAATAACAATAATATCATTGATTGATATTTATAAGGGATTCTCTATATTTATAACAAAGCTGGAAAGTAACGCATGGCAATTAGTAATCTATTAACGGGTAGGGTAAGGGTAGTAAGCCCGAAAAATGTAACGGCAGACAGATATCAATTTATTGATTTATCTCAAGTTGAACCAAATTTAGGGGTTCCTGATTTTTCTGCGTCATTATTAACAAATCCTGCGTTAGTAGTTTCTGATAGTGATGGTAATAGAGGATTTGCAAGAACAATTAGTTTAGACCAAATTTCAGGTTCTTTTTCTGGTTCATTTCAAGGAGATGGTTCTAATTTAACAGGTGTAAAAGCTGATGTATCTCCACAAATATCAAGTGGTTCGGCAACAGCATCGATTTCTCCTGATAGAGGATTGCAAATAAATGTAGATACTACCATTTTAGGTAATTTATATGTATCTCAGTCAATTATAGCTGACCAACTAATTGTAAATATAATTTCATCTTCTGTAATTTATTCATCTGGTTCAAATATTTTTGGTGATGCAGAAAATGATAAGCAAGAGTTTACTGGTTCTGTACAAATACAATCGGAATTAATAGTTAATACTGTTACTGGTTCATCATTTAGTGGTTCTTTTACTGGTTCGTTTTTTGGAGACGGTAGAAATTTATTTAATTTACCAGAAGCAACAAAATTAGCTAGTGGTAGTGTAACCGCATCGGTATCACCAAATACGGGATTTGTTGTAACATCAATAGCTAGTGGTTCTACTTTCACTGGTTCTCTTTTTGTAAGTGGAAACGTTGTAATACCATCTGGTAGTGGATTCTTTAGTGGTAGTGGTGCTGGGTTGTTTAACATCCCGTTATCGGCGCTTAATATTGAATCATTAGTATCAAATAGAATAGCTAGTGGTTCAGCAACAGCATCAATTTCTCCAAATAGAGGATTGGTGGTAAATACAACCATTACCGCCTCAATGTATTCTGGTTCTGGTAAAGGATTATTTGATATTCCTATTTCTGCATTATCACAAGAAGTATTTAGAATTGCAAGTGGTAGTGTTACAGCATCAGCATCTCCTAACTTTGGTTTTAGAGTACAATCATCTACAGTCGGTTCTCAAATAACTGGTAGCTTGTTTGTTACTGGAAATATAGAATTAGGTGTGGGTGCGTATTATAGTGGTAGTGGTGAGAAATTATTTAACATACCTCGTTCAGCTTTAACTCCTGATGCGTTAGTAGCAACATTAATAGGAAGTGGTAGTGTAACAGCTTCAACTTCTCCTGATTTTGGATTTAGAGTAGAATCATTTCAAAGTGGTTCGCAATTTACTGGTTCTCTTTTTGTAAGTGGAGCTAGAGGTATTGAAATAGTATCCGGTTCATCTTTCTCTGGAAGTGGAGCTAGATTATTTGATATACCCGTTTCCGCTCTTAGAGATTTAGACCTTACAAGAATTAGAAGTGGTTCGGCAACAGCATCAATTTCTCCAAATAACGGATTGGAGGTAAATATATTTTCTTCATTTACTGGAAGTATGATAGTATCCGCATCTGTAAAATACTTACCTTCCCAATCAATTCAAACTGTATTTAATGTAACTAATACTGGAGTTAATTTTTATACTTTTAGTGGAGCAGCTGAAGGTAACAATCCTACTTTAACTTTAGTAAGAGGTATAACATATACATTTAATTTAAACGCATCGGGTCATCCATTTTATATAAAAACAGCACCTGGTACTGGTACTGGAAATCAATATACAACAGGCGTAACTAATAATGGAGATGATGTAGGAGTTATAACATTCGCAGTTCCTGCAAACGCACCATCGATGTTATATTATCAGTGCCAATTGCATTCAGCTATGGTTGGTACTATTAATATAGTTGATGCAATAGTTCAGAGAGATAGTGGTGTTCTTATATATGGTGATGAAGTTATTAGTGGAAGTTTAAATGTAAAAGATGTTGTAAGAGCAAGAGAGTTTACAGGTTCAATAAGTTCATCGTTTATTCAAGGTGATGGTAGTGGTTTATACAATATTCCTCGTTCAGCTTTCACCGGCGATTCGTTTAGAATAGCAAGTGGTAGTGTAACAGCTTCTGTATCTCCAATTGTTGGATTTAAAGTAGAAACATCAGTAACTGGTTCTGAAATAGGTTCTCAGTTTACTGGTTCAGTTGCAGTAAGTGGTAGTGTAACCGCATCATTCTTTATTGGAGATGGTAGTAGATTAATTAATATAACTGTTCCACCGCAAGTAGCAACTAGAATAACAACTGGGTCTATAACAGCATCTGTGGATATAAACAGAGGTTTTAGAGTTGAAGCTACTACTATTGGTTCTGAATTTACTGGAAGTATTAGAGTTTCTGGAAGCGTTGAAATTAGTTCTGGTTCATCTTTCTCTGGTAGTGGTGCTAGGTTATTTGATATTCCTAGAACTGCATTAACTCCGGATGCACTATTAACAACATTTATAGCATCTGGTTCTGTAACAGCATCGGTATCACCTAATGTTGGATTTGATGTAAAATCATCTTTATTAGGTTCTAGATTTAGTGGAAGTATATTTGCTAATAACGGAATCCGTTTAATGTCTGGCTCGTTTAGTGGTAGTGGTAGAGAATTATTTGATATACCTGTAGCAGCTCTTTCGGATTTAGATACATCAAAAATATTTAGTGGTTCGGCAACAGCATCAGTTTCTCCAAATAGGGGATTTGAAGTATTTACAGCAACATCTAGATTCTATGGTTCAGTATCAGCTTCTGTATTTAGTGGTAGTGGTGCTGGATTAACAAATATACCATTCTCAGCACTTTCGCAAGAATTATTTAGAATTGTAAGTGGTAGTGTAACGGCATCGGTATCACCTGAAGATGGATTTAAAGTAGTATCTACACTAAGTGGTTCTCAGTTTACTGGTTCGTTATTTGTAACTGGTGGATTTATTAGAGTTGCAACTGGTTCATTCTTTAGTGGTAGTGGTGCTGGATTATTAAACATCCCTCGTTCTGCCTTAAATGATGATGCACTTACAGCAACAGAAATCAAATCAGGTTCAGTAACCGCATCGGTATCTCCAAATTTTGGATTTAGAGTACAATCACAAATAAGTGGTTCTGAATTTACTGGTAGTGTTTCAATTAGTGGTAGTTTAGAAATAATAGCAACATCTGGCTCTTTAATATTAGCATCATCATCCGCATACTATGGAGAAGGTACTTATTTAAGAAACATACCTCGTTCAGCTTTAACACCGGATGCATTACTTTCTACGCTTATAGCTAGTGGTAGTGTAACCGCATCGGTAGCACCTAATACTGGATTTGTAGTAAATTCATATTCTACAATTAGTGGTAGCCTTATTGTATCATCATCAGCAAGAGCAATGCCTAATTCTGATATAGATACTGTATTTATTGTAACAAATGAGGGTAGTGGTCTTTATAATATAAGTAATAAATTAGTAAGTGGTTCGAATCCAACATTAACTTTAGTTAGAAATGTAGAATATACTTTTAATGTTAATGCTAGTGGACATCCGTTTTGGATTAAAGAAACACCTGGTACTGGTACTGGAAACTCATATGATTATTGGGTAACTAATAATGGTGAAGACACTGGTGTAATAACATTTTTAGTTTCAGGAAGTGCACCTGATACATTATATTACAACTGTCAATTACATTTATCAATGGCAGGTACAATCGATGTAGTAGATGCATTGTATGTACCAGCTGAAATAACATTAATTGGTGATACAAAAGTAGTTGGAGTAGTAACAGCATCTGTATTTAGCGGTAGTGGTAAAGGTTTATTTGATATACCTCGTTCAGCATTATCGGAAGAAGTATTCCGTATTGCAAGTGGTAGTGTAAGTGCATCTGTATCTCCTGATTTTGGATTTAGAGTAGAATCATTTGAGAGTGGTTCTGATTTTAGTGGAAGTATTAGAATTGATTCATCTTCATTCTTATATGCCGTAGGTACTTACTTAAGACAAATTCCTAGAGCAGCATTAACCGAAGATGCATTAATATCAGCTGAAATTAAATCTGGTTCAGTAACAGCATCAGTTTCTCCTGATTATGGATTTAGAGTTATTACTCCATTTACATCTTCAATTGATGAGAACGGATATTTTACTACACAAATTGGTTCTCAATTTACTGGTTCTATTGATGTTAGTGGAAGTTTATTTATAAATGACGTAAGTGGGGGTGTGTATATTGCATCATCTTCATTCTTATATTCAGATGGTACTTATTTAAGAAATATACCTCGTTCAGCATTAACCGAAGATGCATTAGTTTCAACCGAAATTAAATCTGGTTCAGTAACAGCATCTGTTTCTCCTGATTATGGATTTAGAGTAATAACTGATAAAACAGGTTCACAAGTAGCAGCTCAAATTACTGGCTCGGTTGATATTAGTGGTTCATTAACTGTTAAAGATTTTATATTTGGTGATGGTAGATTTATTACAAATGTACAAGCCGCAGCGGCTCCATTTATTGGTAGTGGTTCTGCAACGGCATCGGTAGCAGATGGTGAACGATTTGTAGTAACAACTGCAAAGACTGGTTCTGAAATAGGTTCTGAATTTACTGGTTCTGTTGAAATTAGTGGTTCATTAATTGTATCTAACTTTTTAATTGGTGACGGTACTTTTATTACAAATGTAGTAGCTGCAGCATCTCCTAAAATTGCTAGTGGAAGTGTAACCGCATCCGTATCTCCTAATTTTGGATTTAAAGTAGAAACACAAGCAACTGGTTCTGGGATTGGTTCTCAATTTACTGGTTCTATTTCAGTTAGTGGAAGTATTCAAGCATTTACATATTTTGGAGATGGTTCTAATTTAACAAATGTAGCTGCAGCAGCTGCACCAAGAATAGCATCTGGTTCTGTAACTGCATCGGTAGCACCTAACACTGGATTATTAGTAAACTCATATGTAAACATAAGTCAAACTGTTCCATCATCATCTGCTGGTTTAATTGTAAGTGGAGCAGTTTACATAAGTGGTTCAATAACAGCTTCTCGTTATGATGGAGATGGTGGGGGATTATTTAATATCCCAGCATCAGCACTTAAAGATTTACAATTAGATAAAATACAATCTGGTTCTGCTAGAGCAATAATAGACCCAACAAAATTAGATGTAAACGTACCAATTACGGCAGCACTTTATATAGGTGATGGTGGTGGTTTGTTTAACATTCCTGCAAATGCATTGGAAGATTTGCAATTAGATAGAATTAAATCTGGTTCTGTTGAAGCTGTGATTTCTCCTAATTTGGGTTTAGTAGTAAATACAAAAGCAAGTATATCACAATCATTAGCGGTTAGTGGCGGATTATTTGTAACTGGTGGTAATATTATATTGAACGGAAGTGGTTCTACCTTCGTTGGTGATGGTAGTGGATTATATAATATTACAATTGCTAATTTAGCATTTGAAACATCTATAATGAAATCGGGCTCATTTACGGCATCAATTTCACCTGATAAAGGATTTGTTGTAAATACATCCGCATCTATTTGGGGAAATCTTTATGTTGGTGATAATTTAAGAGCAACAACTATAACTGGTAGTACTCAAATATATTCTCCAATAGTAAGTGGTGGTTTATTGGGTACATACACATATCAAGGAAATGGACCAACTGCATCTGCGGAATATGATATTTTGAGATTTGATGAAAATAGAGGACATTATATTCCTCAACCTGAAACTTCATTAACTGAAACTGTATCGTTTAATAATGTAAGTAGTTTAACTATTGTACATAATTTAGGGATTAGATATCCAATGGTACAGGTTTACGCCACTGGTTCGGAAGACCAAATTTTACCAGGTACAATAAAATCAATTGATGATGATACTATTCAAATTGTATTTAGTGGATTGACAAGTGGGCATGTGGTAATTGGTAGTGGTGGTTCTTTGATTAGTGGTACAATAGAAGGTGGTAGAGTTATTGGTACGGTATTATCAGCATCATTTGCACAGGTTGCTGGAACTGCTAATAGTCTTGTTGGATTTGATTCTGCATCATTATCCGCATTAGGTGATTTACAAAACTTTGTAAGAAATTCACAAACATCATCAATGGCGGTGTTTAGTGCAGTAAGTTCTTCTTACGCATTAACCGCATCATACGCATTAAACGCAGGTGTAGGTAGTGGTACTGAATTATTTATATATCAAACAAGTTCATTAGTAAAAGCACAAGTAGGAAAAATTCATTTTACTGGTTCTGGTGTTGATGTAATATCATCTGGTTCGGATGGTGTATTGGTAACGATATTAGGTGGTGGTGGTGGAGTAACATCATTAACCGCATCGTATGTTGCATCATCTGATGTTGATGGGCCTTTGGGAATGGATAGTATAACCTTTGCAAGAACTGCATCTTATGCATTATTTGCATTAAATACTCCATCATCTGATACATCATCATTCTTACAAATTAACACAGACCAAACAATAAACGCATCACTTACAATTAGTGGTAGCTTGGGTGTTACTGGTAGTAGTTTTTTAACTGGACCGGTTATAGCAAATAGTTCTATACAATTAAATAACTTACCAACAGGTTCATCGGAAGAAGTTGTAATTTGGAATAGTGTAACAAAACGATTAGAAAGAAGAAATATAGCAGCAGCAGTTGGTTCTTCTGGTACAGGTGGTAGTAGTGGTACTACTGGTTCATCTGGTTCATCTGGAAGTAGTGGAACTTCTGGAACATCTGGTTCATCTGGTTCATCTGGAAGTAGCGGAACATCTGGTACTTCTGGTTTAGATGGTACATCAGGAACTTCTGGTTCATCTGGTACATCTGGAAGTAGCGGAACATCTGGTACATCCGGTTCATCTGGAACTTCTGGCACATCTGGAAGTAGTGGTACATCGGGAACATCTGGTTCATCTGGTACGTCTGGAACATCTGGTTCTTCTGGTACATCTGGAAGTTCTGGTTCATCTGGAACGTCTGGTACAAGTGGTAGTAGTGGAACTTCGGGAACATCTGGAACATCTGGGTCAACTGGTTCATCTGGAACATCTGGGTCATCTGGTACATCGGGTTCTTCTGGAACATCTGGTACATCCGGTTCTTCTGGTACATCAGGTACATCAGGATCATCTGGTTCATCGGGAACATCTGGTACATCTGGAACTTCTGGTTCAGCTGGTTCGTCTGGTACATCTGGAACTTCTGGTTCTACGGGTTCATCTGGTAGTAGCGGTTCGTCTGGAACTTCTGGTACATCTGGAACGTCTGGTTCATCCGGCTCTGCTGGTAGTGGTGGTTCTGCTGGTTCTTCTGGTTCAAGTGGTTCTGGTGGTACTACTGGTACAGGTGGTAGTGGTGGTTCATCTGGTACATCGGGAACTTCTGGAACATCTGGAACTTCTGGTACTAGTGGTACAAGCGGTAGTAGTGGTACATCTGGTTCGGATGGACAATCTGGTACATCTGGTACATCTGGTACGTCTGGAGAAGATGGCACATCTGGTAGTAGTGGAACTTCAGGAACTTCTGGTTCAACTGGTTCAGCTGGTTCTTCTGGTACGTCTGGTATAGATGGAACTTCTGGTACATCGGGAACTTCTGGTTCAGCTGGTTCATCTGGAACTTCTGGTACATCTGGTTCTACTGGTTCATCTGGAACTTCTGGCACATCCGGAACTTCTGGTTCGGCTGGTTCATCTGGTTCATCTGGAACTTCAGGAACATCTGGTACTGATGGTTCTGCTGGTACAACGGGTTCATCTGGAACTTCGGGAACATCTGGCACAAGCGGAAGTGGTGGTACATCGGGAACTTCTGGAAGTAGTGGTACTTCGGGAACATCTGGTACTGATGGTTCTGCTGGTACAACGGGTTCTTCTGGAACATCTGGAACTTCTGGTACATCGGGAACTTCTGGAACTAATGGAACTTCTGGTTCAGCAGGTTCTTCTGGAACATCTGGTACTGATGGTTCTGCTGGTACAACGGGTTCATTTGGAACTTCTGGTTCTTCTGGAACTTCCGGAACTAATGGTTCATCGGGAACATCTGGTACGGACGGAACATCTGGAACGAGTGGAACATCTGGAACTGATGGCTCGGCAGGTACATCTGGTTCATCGGGAACTTCTGGAACATCTGGAACTAATGGTACATCTGGAACATCTGGCTCAGCAGGTTCTGCGGGTTCGTCTGGTTCAGCAGGTTCGTCTGGTTCTACTGGTTCATCTGGAACTTCTGGTACAAGCGGTACATCTGGTTTAGATGGTACATACTTCGGTTCATCCGGAACATCGGGAACATCTGGTACAAGCGGTACATCTGGAACAAGCGGTACATCTGGTACATCTGGTACATCTGGTGTTGATGGCACATTTAATGGTAGTAGTGGAACGTCTGGAACATCAGGAACATCGGGTACATCGGGAACTTCTGGTTCTAATGGTACGGCTGGTTCATCTGGAACATCTGGAACATCTGGACAAGATGGTACATTATTTGGTAGTAGTGGAACAAGTGGTATATCTGGTACGTCTGGAACTTCAGGTACTTCGGGAACTTCTGGAAGTAGTGGAACGTCTGGCACATCTGGTGTTGATGGTACATTTAATGGAAGTAGTGGAACGTCTGGAACATCAGGAACATCTGGCTCAGCTGGTTCGGCTGGAACTTCTGGCACATCGGGTTCATCTGGAACATCTGGAACATCTGGACAAGATGGAACTTTATTTGGTAGTAGTGGTACAAGCGGACAAAGTGGAACATCTGGTTCAGCTGGTTCATCGGGAACGTCTGGAGCGTCTGGTACTAACGGCTCTGCTGGAACGTCTGGAACATCTGGTTTAGACGGAACTTTATTTGGTAGTAGTGGTACATCTGGAACATCTGGGACATCGGGAACTTCTGGTTCAAGTGGTACATCAGGAACATCTGGTACATCTGGACAGGATGGTACATTATTTGGAAGTAGTGGTACAAGCGGAGAAAGTGGTTCATCTGGGTCATCTGGCTCAGCTGGTTCATCTGGAAGTGGAGGTTCGTCTGGAACATCTGGAACATCAGGTACTTCCGGATTAAATGGTACATTCTTTGGAAGTAGTGGAACTTCTGGTTCTTCTGGAACATCAGGTACATCTGGTTCGACGGGTTCATCTGGAACATCGGGTAGCGGTGGTTCTTCTGGTAGTGGTGGTTCATCTGGTACATCGGGAACTTCTGGTCTTAATGGAACTTTCTTTGGTAGTAGTGGTACATCTGGTACATCGGGAACTTCTGGAGTAAGTGGTAGTAGCGGTACATCAGGAACAACCGGTTCAGCAGGTACAACAGGTTCATCTGGTACAACGGGTTCATCTGGTGTTAATGGTACAATGTTTGGAAGTAGTGGTACAAGCGGAACGTCTGGTGTTTCTGGTTCAAGTGGTGTAAGTGGTTCATCTGGAGTAAGCGGTTCGTCTGGTACAACGGGTTCATCGGGAACATCTGGCGTAAATGGTACAATGTTTGGAAGTAGTGGTACTTCGGGAACTTCTGGTACAGGTATATCTGGTACATCTGGTACATCGGGTGTAACTCCTCCTGGTATGACTTCGGGAACATCTGGACAAGATGGAACTTTATTTGGTAGTAGTGGTACATCTGGGAATAGTGGAACTTCTGGTACAACACCTCCTGGTATGACTTCGGGAACATCTGGATTGGATGGTACATTATTTGGAACATCTGGTACATCTGGGCTAGCTGGTACATCTGGTACAACGCCAGCAGGTATGACATCTGGAACGTCTGGTACATCTCAATTCCCAATAGCTGGAAATACTGATAATGGTTTATTAACATATGATGTAGCAACTGTTGGAGCAAACGTAGAAGCTAATATTACATTTAATGGTTCTACTTTAACAATCATAGGAAGTACAACTCAAACTGGCGATGTAAATGTAACAGGAGCAGTAACAGCAACTACATATGTAGGTTCAACAACATTTAGAGAAACATTTAGTGATTTGGGAGCTGGTGGTAGTGCTACTTTAGACCTATCAACCGCTAATAACTTTAGAAGACAATTCAATGCAACCGCAACAGTAACATTTAGTAATCCACCAGCATCAAACGCATTTGGATTTACTTTAGTAGCTGTAAATGCTGGAGCATATGCAATAACATGGCCGGCATCGGTAGATTGGGCTGGTGGAACTGCCCCAATATTAACTGGAGCTGGTGTAGATGTTTTGGTATTCTATACTTATAATGGTGGAACTACATACTACGGATTTGTAACGGGTAAAAATTTAAGTTAATTATATGGGAATATTTAGAAGATTAGTAGAAACGGACACAGCACAAGTATATCCATTTGTATTTAAGATAACAACATCATCGGCTAGTACACAATTTACTGTGCCATTAGCTAATTATTTAGGTTTAACTCCATCTGTAACAATAGATTGGGGAGATAGCACATCATCGCCATTAATAACATCAACTACATCTCCGGATAGAATTCATACATACGCATCAGCTGGTACTTATGTAATAACTATTAGTGGATTTATGCCAGGTTTTGTAGTAAACAACAATGCATCAATTAGAAGTTTAATTACTGAATTAGTACAATGGGGAATCGTTGGATTACGAACAGTTAATTTTTATGGATGTAATAATTTAACAGCTATTCCTGGTAGCGCTTCGTTAAGTGCGGTTGGTGGATATACTGGATTGGATGAAGTACTTAGTTTTGTATATTTTATGAGAGGTACTGGGATAACAGCTATTCCAGCTGACCTTTTTGATTATTCTCCAAACGCAACAATATTTACGGATGCATTTTCAAGTACACCAATTACAACAGTACCATCTGGTTTATTTGATGAAGTTATAAATGCAACTACGTTTGCATCTTGTTTTTTCAACTGTACATCTTTAAGTTCTGTACCATCCACATTATTTGATAATTGTCCAAACGTAACATCCTTTTCATCAACGTTTAGAAATTGTAGAGCATTAGGTAATGTTTTACAATTTACAAATAATTTAAGTGTATCTACATTTAATAATGTTTATAATATGAGTTCTACTACAAACGCATTAGCTGGAACTGCTCCTGAATTGTGGAATAGAACTCCAACACCATCTGGAACTGATGCATTTAATAATTGTACCGGTTTATCAAATTTCGCATCAATACCTCTAAATTTTAAATAATATGTATTTACGAATTATAGATGAAACAATAAATTATCCATATAGTATTTCTCAATTAAGAGAAGGATATCCTAATGTAAGTTTACCAGCGGAATTAACGGATATATCATTGGTAGAATGGGATATGTACGTTGTTACTCCAACGCCAAAACCAATTGATTACACAAAAAATATTTCAGAAGGAACTCCTAATTTAATTGATGGTATATATTATCAAAATTGGATTCAAACCAACGCATCTCAAAGTGAAATTGATTATAGATTGGAAAATCAATGGGTAGAAGTCAGAGAAATACGAAATCAATTATTAACAGAGTGTGATTGGACTCAATTAGCTGATATTCCAACCGAAACAAAAGAATTGTGGACATCATATAGAACACAATTAAGAGATATTACATCCCAACCCAATCCTTTTTCTATTAATTGGCCTGTGAAACCTTAAAAGGAAATTTTTTATATTTATACACATAACAAACGTAGATAAATATAGATGGTAATACACAGTCCCATATTTTCAGGCTCAATTTCACAAGCTTCAAATGCGTACGCAAATTTAAGTGGTTCATTTACTGGTTCATTTACTGGTTCATTTAAAGGTACAATCAATGTGTCACAAGCATCTTTTGATTACCTTGATGTAAATCAAAGATTATATGTAAGTGGTTCGCAAATTATGTCTGGGTCTATTTATTTGACACAAGGTGGATATTTAGTAGATGGGGTAAACGTATTAGATTCAGCTATAGCATTTGCAATAGCATTAGGATAAAAATAAAAAAGAAATGGCAAATACATTTAAAAATAGTATAACAAGTTTAGTAGGAACAACCGGTGTTAATGTATATCAAGCACCATCGGCAACATCAACAACAGTTATAGGAGTTAGTGTAGCTAATGTTAATACACAAAACATTTCAGTTAGTGTAATGATACATGATACTTCAACAGCTAAAGCTGTACATTTAGTTAAGAACGCTTTAATTGTTCCTGGCGGTGCATCTGTTTTAGTAGGTGGTGAGCAAAAATTGGTTTTAGAATCTACGGATTTTCTATCGGTGACATCATCTTTAGCAAATTCAGCAGATGTAATTGTTTCGGTTTTGGAAATAACATAAAGTTTTAGATAATGCAGAATTTAGGTAATAATCCTAATGGTTTAAATCAACTAAGCGCAAGTTTAGTTTCTTTGTTTGTAAGTGGAAGTAGAATAGCTAACTTTTCATCTGCATCTGGAATTCAGATTGATAAGGTTGGTACATTTTCCAATACAACACTTGAAATAACGGCTAATACAAAAATTAGTGGTTCTATTACCGCATCATTGTTTAATGGTGATGGTAGTGGATTGTTTAATATTAATGCCGCAGCAATTGGTGATTTAGATAGGATAAAGTCAGGTTCAGCAACAGCAATAATTTCTCCAAATAAAGGTTTAGTAGTAAATACCGATTTAACAGTAGCAGGTACAATAAATGCAACCGAATTAAAAGTAACTTATATATCATCATCAATAATCTACGCAAGTGGTTCATCTAAATTTGGTGATGCACAAAATGATAAGCAAGAATTTACTGGTAGTGTAAATATAACTGGTTCATTATTTTTTGGAACAGGTTCTTTAAGGCAAGATATAACAACTGAAGAAGTTTTAGTTTATAATGTAACAACTGGTAGGATTGGCATTAAAACTTCAGCAGCATCATCTGGAACATCTGGAACTTCTGGAACTTCTGGAACTTCTGGTACATCTGGCACTTCAGGAACTTCTGGCACTTCAGGAACTTCTGGCACTTCAGGAACTTCTGGAAGTAGTGGTACGAGTGGTTCTTCTGGTACAAGCGGTACATCAGGAACTTCTGGCACATCTGGAACTTCAGGAACTTCTGGAACATCTGGCACATCTGGTACAAGCGGTACATCAGGAACATCTGGAACTAGAGGTACATCAGGAACTTCTGGCACATCGGGAACTTCTGGAACATCTGGCACATCGGGAACATCTGGTGTGAGTGGTTCATCTGGAACATCTGGGTCATCTGGAACTTCTGGTACATCTGGAACTTCTGGAAGTAGTGGTACATCGGGAACATCTGGAACATCTGGATTAACAGGTACAAGTGGTACATCCGGATTGACAGGGACATCTGGAACATCGGGATTAAGTGGAACGAATGGTACATCGGGAACTTCTGGAATAAGTGGAACGGCAGGTACATCAGGTACATCAGGAACATCTGGTACATCTGGTACAAGTGGTGTAACCGGTGCGGGTGGTGCAGGAGGTACATCTGGAACTTCTGGTTCTTCTGGAACATCTGGGTCTTCAGGAACATCTGGTACATCAGGCACATCAGGAACATCTGGAACATCGGGAATTAGTGGAGCTGGTGGTGTGAGTGGTACGGCTGGAACTTCTGGTACAAGCGGTACATCTGGCACATCGGGTACATCTGGGACATCTGGAACGCGTGGTACATCGGGAACTTCTGGAACATCTGGAGTAAGTGGTACGGGTGGTTCTTCTGGGACTTCAGGTACATCTGGAACATCTGGAATCAATGGAAGTAGTGGAACAAGTGGTACATCTGGCACATCTGGAACATCGGGTACATCTGGAACATCTGGCACAAGTGGTACATCTGGTATAGGTAGTAGTGGTACATCGGGTACATCTGGAACATCAGGAACAAGAGGTACATCCGGAACGTCAGGTACATCGGGAATAAATGGTAGTAGCGGTACATCTGGCACATCTGGAATAAATGGTAGTAGCGGTACATCTGGCACAAGTGGAACATCTGGCACAAGTGGCACATCTGGAATTAGTGGAAGTTCGGGAACATCTGGCACATCAGGTACATCGGGAACTTCTGGTACTTCTGGAACATCGGGAACATCTGGGATATCAGGAACATCTGGAACTTCTGGAACATCAGGTACATCCGGTACACGTGGAACTTCTGGAACATCGGGAACTTCTGGTACAAGTGGAACATCAGGCACATCGGGAAGCAGTGGAACTTCAGGAACTTCTGGTACATCCGGAACATCTGGTACATCTGGGGTTAATGGTAGTGATGGAACATCTGGCACATCAGGAACTTCTGGAACATCTGGCACATCGGGAACATCTGGAACTAGAGGTACATCCGGAACTTCTGGCACATCGGGAACTTCTGGAACATCTGGCACATCCGGAACAAGAGGTACATCTGGGACATCAGGAACATCAGGTACATCTGGAACATCAGGAACTTCTGGAACATCTGGTTCATCAGGAACTTCTGGATTATTATCATTAACTGGTACAACTGATAATGGTGTAATCACATTAAACGGAACTGCACCAAATGCAACCGTTGAAGCAAATTTAAGATTCGATGGTACTACATTGGCAGTAACTGGTAACGCTACAATTAGTGGTGACCTTACTGTAAGTGGTACAACAACATATATTAATACAACAACTTTAAATGTAGGTGATAATATCATCACATTAAATGCAGATATTGGAGCATCAACCGCACCAACTGAAAATGCTGGTATAGAAGTTAAGAGAGGTAATGCAGCAACAAAAGCATTTTATTGGGAAGAAGCAAATGATAGATGGTATGCTGAAGATGGATTGTATGTAGCTGGTAACGTAGTTCTTAGTGGAACTGTTGATACGGGACAAGGTGCAACTGAAGTTTACTTAATGAATCAGAATGTTCGTACAACCGATTCGGTAACATTTGCAAACGTAACTTCAAACTTAACTGGTACTGCTGATAGAGCAGAAGCTGTTGATTCAAATGATACTAGAAATGTAAACGATACTCCTTCAAGTAAAAATGCTGGAGTTTATTTTGATTTTAAAACAAATAGTGTAAACGGATTAAGTGATGGTGGTACATATAACGGACAAATGTTTTGGCGAAGTTATGGTAGTAGTACTGATTTAAGTGGAGGATATCCAATACAAATAGCATATACTGCAAATGGTAGAATATGGAGTAGATTGGGAACATCATCATCAGCATGGGCTTCTTGGCAACAAATATTAAATAGTGTTGACCAAATTTACGCTTATAATATGAATCAGTATGTAAGAACTACTGATGCACCTACATTTGCTGGATTAAATTCAACTGATACTATAACGGTTAAGAGTAATGGTACTCCATCTGGTGTAAGAGCATTTAACGCAGATTCTGTTCTTAGACTTCAAAATACAAATAGTAATAACTATTTAGAATTTAGAAATCAAGCTGATACTGGAACTTATGGTGGTATTTTATTTACTGATAATAATGTTGGAGGTTATATCGCATTTAGAACATATGTAGGTAGTGGAGCTAACAATGGAACAAACGGAGATTATATGATATATGGTACTTACACAGACCATATATTCCAAGCCGGCAGTTCTGAAACAGTAAATGGAAAGAGTGAAATATTTAGAATGTATGCTAATGGTGATGTAAGAGCACAAGGTGGTATGTATGCAACTATATATTACGATTCCGCTGATACTACATATAGATTTAACGGAGATGGTTCATCTGTTTTAAATGAATTAACTACATTTGGTTCTACAACTATTAGAAACAATTATAATACAGGTCAAAATTTAAAACTCAATCTAAACGATTCTGGTGCATATGGTTTAGTTGATTTCCAAGAGAATGGTTCACATAAAGGATTTTTTGGATTGGGTGGAACTACACAATCATTTGGTACATATGCAGCATATACCGCTGATGGATTTAGCTGGAATCATGATGGTACTGGTAAAATAATTATTGCCAATAGAGGTACATCAAAACGAATTGATTTAAACACTGGTGCGGAGGGTAGTACCAATTTTACAACAATAAGAATGACGAATCAGAATGTGTATATAACACCTGATTCAAATACTGGTACTTTAGATGCACCTATATTTAGAGAATTAACAAGTACTGGATATTATTTAGACCCATCAAGTACTGGTACTTCATTAAATACGGCGGGTTCTATACGAGGTTCGTATTATGTAGCAAGTAATTATACCAGCACCGGATACACTCAATATAAAGGCTATGACAATAATAACCATTTTATAATGATTAGAGGTAGGGTAACTGGCAACACAACATCTCCTACTTATACTGGTTATCATAGAACATCATTAGTAGAATACGCTGAAGGAAATGATGATACTGGATGGTTTTTTCAAACTGCGGCTACTGGTAATTATGATATTGTAGCTAGAATAACACGTTCATATTCTCAATTTGAATCAAGCCTTAGAGCACCTATATTTTATGATTCCGATAATACTGGTTTTAGAATAGACCCTACGGATTATTCATATGTAAGATATTTTAAAGTTAGAAGTAGTGGAAGTTCTTCTGGAACTAGAGCATTGACGGTACATGATGAATCTCAAGGTGAAATAAACTTTGGTACTTATCCTGGTGCTTGGACTTCCGCAGTTCAAATCCAATCTAATAACAACGCCACTTACATGTGGATGTCACCATTGACTGGATATAATGGTAGATTTTATATGGCTGGTGCTGGATTGGACATATATACTGAAGGCAACGGATTGTCTGGACAATTTTACAATGGACAATTTAGAACTGGATTTATTTACGATTTCAATGATACGGGTACATACTTAGACCCTAATGGATTTAGTAATTTATATAATAGTGGTTTAGTTGCAACATTTACAAAATTAAGTACATCTCCAAATAGTAGAGCAGTTCAATTTGCAAATAATCAGGGTGATAACTCTTGGGGTATTGTTGGTGAATTTAGAGTTAATGGTTCTCCTGGTACGGATAGACCATCAATCTTATTCTCTAATGGATTTGATAGTAATACTTGGTCTTGTGGATTTGGTTACGCAGATTCTTCTTATTTTAGAATTAATCACGACCACGGCCATAGAAATGGTTCTTGGGGTACTACGGATTTCTATGTTGATAGAGGTGGTAACTCATATTCAAATGGTAGTTCTAGAGCACCAATATTTTATGACCAAAATGATACTGGTAGATATATGGACCCAACCGGTCAATCGTATATTGTTAATTTATGCGTTGGTACAAATAACTATAATCACGGATATCCTGGCGTACTTCAAATTGGTAGTACATCATACAACTATAACTTTAATAATGGTAGTTGGGCGGGTAGTATTACAACTGGTATATTAGCAAACTGTGCAGATGAATGGGAGTTTTCAATACATGATAGTGGAACTTCGGTTGAATCTGTATTCATATACTCTGGTGGAAGAATATTAATGGGCAGAAGTATTGGTTGGGGTACAACTTATATAGAAGCAGCTGAATCGTTCAGAGCACCTATATTCTACGATTCCAACGATACCGGATATTACACAAACCCCAATGGATATTCACAAATGTCAGCTGTATGGGCAAACAACTGGTTTAGACCTCAAGGATGTTGTGGATTGTATTTTGAATCATATGGACAGGGTATTTGGAGTGTATTTTGTGAGGGTAGTCCTTATGGTCACACATCAACTTATGGTGGTGGTAGAAATGGATGGTATGGATACGCTATTAGTAGTAGATACTGTTTTATGAGTACAACGGGTGATAACTGTGGTGTACATGATACTGCTAGAGGTTGGATTTGGTATATGAGTGGAGCCGAACTAAACCTTTATTGGGCTGGAAACCGTAGAATTGTAACTACTAGTTGGGGTTCTTATTACGATGGATATACGGAAGTAGGTGGTTCTTCAAGAGCCCCAATATTCTACGATTCAAACGATACGGGATATTATTTAGACCAAAATACAACTTCAAATGATGCATTAAGAATTAGAGGTGGTGCGTTACATGGACCTAACCCATCTTGGGGAGCATATTTTAGAAGTGGATGTAATGGTAGAGTAGATGGTTGGGCATCCGTTGAAACAACCAATGGTAACCTACATATGGATTGTAGAGATGGATATGAAACTTATATCAATCACTATAATGGTAATAGAACTTATTTGTATGAAATAAGAACAAACTTTATTTATGATAGAGATAATACTGGATATTATTCTGACCCGAATGGTACATCTCGTATAAACTATGCTATACATGATAACGTTTATTCATATAGCTGGATTTTCTCTCAAAATAACATCATCGCTTATTACTCAGATGAAAGATTGAAAACTAATTTAGGACCAATTGAAAATCCATTAGATAAAGTGAATCAACTTAATGGATTCTACTATATTGAAAATGATTTAGCACGTTCATTTGGATATACGGATGAGAAAGTTCAAGTGGGTTTATCAGCTCAGCAAGTTCAAGCAGTATTACCGCAAGTTGTAACTCTAGCTCCGTTTGATATGGATATAGATAACGAAACTAAAGAGATTAAAGGTTCTAAAACTGGTGAAAACTATTTGACTGTTGATTACGAAAAGATAGTACCTCTATTAGTAGAAGCTATAAAAGAACTTAGTGAGGACTTAAATAAAACAAAAGCTGAAGTTAAGGAATTACGAAAATTGATAGAAGAAAAATAAAAAATTATATATTTATTAAAAAGAATTAAATAATTTAATTATGGGATATACATACGAATGGTCTTTAGTAGGACTTAGAAAACAAAATACAGATACTCTAAGCGATGTTGTAGTTGGTACAAACTGGAAAGTAGTTGCAACCGATGCTAATGGTAATGTAGGAACTTTTGTTGGAGCAACTCCATTTACACCACAAGACCTTAATGGTGATGGGTTTGTAGATTATAGAGATTTAACCGAAGAATTAGTATTAAATTGGGTTAAAAATGTAGTAAGTGGTTCTGGACCTCAAGCATATTGGGACCATATTAACAGTCAAATCACAAAAGAAATAGATGTTAAGAAATATAACAGAGTAACTGTTAGTGATGTTGATTTACCTTGGGCGGCTACATCTGGTAGTAATTTATACGGAGTAGACCCTCAACCGGCGTAACTACTACAAACGATTTTATATACAATGTTCAAAATGCAGATTTATAAACAAATTTGTGTTTTGAACATTTTCTTTATATTTATATGAGTATTAATGTAACTATTTACAAACATACATTCAAAACACAAATCGGAGAAATAAAATGGCAGAAAGAATCGTATCACCTGGCGTATTCACAAGAGAAAATGACCTTTCCTTCCTAGCGCAAGGAATTGGTGAAATTGGGGCAGCATTTATAGGACCTTTTAAACAAGGACCTGCATTCATCCCAACTATTGTGAGAACTCAATCAGAATTCGAAGAAATATTCGGAACACCTGATGGAACTTATTATACTGAATATGCAGTACAAAACTATTTAAGAGAAGCTGGTACAGCAACAATCGTAAGGGTTGGTGGTATCGGTGGTTATGAGCAGATAGCACCTTTAGCAATATTTGCATCTGGTTCATCCCTTCAATCAGTAGGCACTAAATTAATTGGTGTATTACATTCAACTAAATTAGGTGATGAGAAAGTTGGATTTGCAGGAGCAACTGTAGCAAGTGATAGTGTTAATGATGGTTCATTCTTAGCATTGCATGCAGATTTAAATGTATCAGCATCTATCTTACCATCTTCTGTAAACGATTTATCAGATGTATTTGGTGAATCTCCATTTGGAGCTAAAAAAGCATACGCATATTCTTACTTTGAAAGTGCAGCTGGATACTATACTGGTTCTGCTGGAAACAACATTGTAATAACTTCTGTTGTATTACCTCCACAGGACTTTACTTACGATGCACAAGCAGCTGAAACTCCAATGGTTAAATCTCAATTGATTAGTGGTGAAAGATATGATTTATTTAAGTTCGTAACAACTGGACATGGTACAACATATAATACTAAATTTAAAGTTGGTATTTCAAATGTAAAGGCAGCTGGTGAAGATGGTGGAACTGATTACTCAACATTTACTGTAACGATTCGTTCATTTGATGATACTGATAAGAGAAAGAGTGTTGTAGAAACATTTAATAATGTAAACTTAGACCCTGCTTCTCCAAACTATATAGCTAGAAGAATTGGTGATAGATATTTTACAATTGATAACAATGGTAAACTTACTGAATTTGGTGATTATACAAATCAATCAAAATATGTCAGAGTAGTAGTATCTACTCCTGGCTCATTCCCAATATCAGCAGCACCATTCGGACATGGAGCATATACAAACCCAATTACAGCAACAAATAACGCTGAATCACTTTTAGTACCAGCGGTAGTATATCAAACAAACTCAGCAAATAATACATCATCATCTCCAATCTATTATAGTGGATTTGATTTTGAAACTACTGGTGTTAAGTTAGATAACTTACAATATTTGAAACCACTTCCAATAGGAGCTCAAACTGGTTCTAACGTATCTTTTGCATTTGATGCAAATGGTTTAACGTATCAAATGACCGGTTCTGCATCTACTGATATGGTTAAGAGACAATTCGTATTAGCATTCCAAGATGGATTTGATGGTATGAACCCAACTACAACAATAGCTAAAGCTGGTGATACTGATTGGAGTAATGCAAATACGCAAGGATTCAATTGTGCAACATCTGTATCTTCTGGTTCAGTAGCATACAATAAAGCACTTAACGCAATTTCAAATCCTGATGAGTATGATATCAATATGTTAGTAACTCCTGGTATTGTAAGAGGATTACACCCAGCAATTACTACTAAAGCAATTGATATTTGTGAGGAAAGACAAGACGCATTTTATATCGCTGATTTCAACGATTTTGATGATACAATAACTGAGGCAACTGAAGCAGCTAACGCAGTTGATACAAACTACGCAGCAACTTACTACCCTTGGGTTAAGACAATAGATACTAATACAAACAAATTAGTAACTGTACCACCTTCAGTACTATTACCAGCAGTATTTGCTAGTAACGATAGATTAGCAGCAGAATGGTTCGCACCTGCTGGTTTGAATAGAGGTGGTATTACTGGAGCAGTTTCAGTATTGAATAGATTAACACATGCGGAGAGAGATACTCTATATGAGAACAAAGTAAACCCAATCGCAGCATTCCCTGGACAAGGTATTGTAGCATTTGGACAGAAGACATTGCAAGATAAAGCATCAGCATTAGATAGAATCAACGTAAGAAGATTACTTATCACTGTTAAGAAGTTTATCGCATCTACTTCTCGTTTCTTAGTGTTCGAACAAAATACTACTCAAACTAGAGCAAGATTCATTAACACAGCAACTCCATACTTAGAGAGCATACAACAAAGACAAGGTTTGTACGCATTCAAAGTTGTAATGGATGAAAGTAACAACACACCTGATGTTATTGATAGAAACATATTAGCTGGACAAATTTTCTTACAACCTGCTAAGACGGCTGAATTCATCGTAATTGATTTCAACATCTTACCAACTGGAGCAAGTTTCTCAGCATAATATAAAAAACAAAAAGTAGATATTTATTAATATAAAATAAAAGGAAAAGAAAATGGCACAAGTATTAGAATTCAACGATATGTTCTACAAAACCTGGGAACCAAAAACGAAAGCTCGTTTCAAAATGAGTATCGATGGTGTAGAAGCATATTTGATTAAAGCAGCTAGCAGACCTCAAATTAACTTTGAAGTTGTAACTTTAGACCACATTAACGTGAAAAGAAAGTTGCAAGGTAAAGGTGAATGGCAGGATATGACTATCACTCTTTATGACCCAATTGTACCATCTGGTGCACAACAAGTAATGGAGTGGGTTCGTTTAGGACACGAATCTATTACTGGTAGAAAAGGATATTCTGAATTCTATAAGAAGACTATCAAAATCGAAATGTTAGGACCTGTTGGTGATATTGTTGAAACTTGGACTTTATATGGAGCATTTCCATTGCAAGTAAACTTTGGTGAATTAGATATGACATCTAATGACCCAGCATCAATAGAACTACAAGTAGCATATGATTACGCTGTATTAGAATTCTAATCTAAAACATATAAAATTAAAGGGGATACTAAAATATCCCCTTTTTTGTGCTTTCTAATTTTTTTAAAATGATGTATTTATATATACAAACTTAAACAAAGTAAAGTTATGAATCAAAAACAATATGATTTTCCAACGGAAGTTATTAGTTTACCATCGGAAGGTAAATTATATCCAAAAGAGAACCCATTATCATCGGGTCAAATAACAATTAAACATATGACCGCAAAGGAAGAGGATATCCTTTCTTCACAAAACCTTATCAAAAAAGGTATTGTATTAGATAAACTATTTGAATCGGTTATTGTTGATAATGTTAATATAGATGATATTCTTATAGGTGATAAAAACGCAATTATCTTAGCAACTCGTTTATTAGGATACGGTCCTAAGTATGAAGCATCTGCATATTCTTCTGTAACGGGAGATGTTATCAATTTATCTGTTGATTTAACAAAAATTGAAACAAAAAAGGTAGATACTTCTAAATTTGAAAATAAAAATGAATTTGAATTTATTACTCCAAATAGTAAAAACAAATTAACATTTAAATTATTAACGCATGGTGATGAAAAGGCTATTGATAGAGATATTACCGCATTAGAAAAGGTTAATAAAGATACTTCGCATGATATTACTACTAGATTTAGACATATGATTAGAGCCGTAGATGGTGATAATAGTATAGGAGCTATTAATAAATTCGTAAATGGATTTTTAGCAAGAGATAGTAGAGCATTTAGAGATTACATTAAAACAATTCAGCCGGACATGGATATGAGAATTACATATACACATGAAGACGGACAAGAGGAGGTACTGCCCATAGTAATGGGCGTAGGGTTTTTTTGGCCTAGCTCCGAATCATAGTATTCAACTCCATACTCAAATTTTTGAGATGGTAAACTATGGTAATGGGTTCACTGTAATGGATTTGTATAGAATGCCAACCTATCTTAGAATGTTTTACTACCAACAATTAGTAGATGCTAAGAAAAAGGAAAATGAGCAAATAAAGCAAGCAAATAATCAATCAAAAGTTAGGGTTAATAGATAATCCTAACTTTTTTGTTTATACCATATTTATAGTTGTATTATTATAAATAACCGCATATGGGAAAGAAGTATAAAATAAAAAAATCAAATTTAAAGGAGTTTTTTGGTTTATTTTCAAAAAAACCAACTCCGGATAGAATTCAAAAGTTAATTGATGATGATCCTGAATTGAAAAAAATTCAATCAAAAATAGATGCCTTAAATAAAACTGCCGCTCCTCATATGGAAAAGCTTAAAAAAGAAGACCCTTCTTTGTATAAAAAATTACAAGATGCGGGGTTTGCACCATAATAAATTTTTTCTATATAAATGGCTAATGTAATCCAGCAAGAACAAGAAAGGTTAAGACTCTTAGAGGAGATTGAACTGGCAGAAAAACGAATTAATGCCCAGAATGAAAAAGCTGCGGTTTCCAAAGCCAAAGAAGCAAAACGTTTAACTACTCAATTAGAGCAAGAAAAAAAGAGTCTTACAAAGTTAAAAGAAGAATTAGTTCTTGTTGAGAAAATATTAACTGCTGAAACTAAAAGAAAAGACACAGCAAAAAAAAGAAGGGAACTTCAAGAAGAAGCGGCGGAATATGAAGAGGACCAATTAAAATCTATTACTAAGTTATCACCAGCAGTTAAATCATTATTAAATGACCAAGTAACAAAATCAGGAGTAGTTTCTGATATTACTAAAGAAATTATAACCCTTAAAAGACAAGAATTAGGTATTAATCTTAAGAGAGGTGAAGAAAAATATACAGAAGAACAAAGAGCCCAATTTAAACTAACCAGAGAGGAATTGGAAAAACAAAAAGCTTTATTAATAGATTCCGCTACCGAATCTGCATTTGCTAAAATGACAGATGACCAAAAAGAATCAGCAATAATTCAAGCCGAAACAAATGGAATGACTGAGGAAGGTGTTAGGTTGTATAAAAAAGCACTAGAACAAAGAAAATTATTTAAACAGCAAGAACAAAGAATTAAAGAAATTCAAGAGCAGCAGAGCAAAATGTATGATGCAATACCAGATGGAATAAAATCTATAATAGAGGGTGCTGGTAAATTTCTTAAAGTATCAAGTGGTATAGTACTTGCTTGGGCTGTTGTTGCGGCGGTGTTTGCATTAGGAGTTAAAGCAATGACAGATATGTCAGAAGCAGCTAAAAAGTTTAAACAAGAGACGGGAATAATAAATTCCCAAATGAAAGATGTTAAAACAATAGCAGCATCGGTAACTTCTGAAATGGCTCAATTGGGTGTTGAATTTGAAGGAGTATTTGACACAGTAGCTGAGATTAAAAAACAATTTGGTGATGTAGCAAATTTATCAAAAGATACGGTAAGAGCATTAACTGTATTAAGTACAAACTTTGGAATTGCGGCGGAAGATTCAGCTGAATTTGTAGGTCAATTGGAAGCAATGACTGGATTGAGTGAAGATACCGCAGTAAATTACGCATTACAAGTTACTAATGTAGCTAAATTATCTAAAATAGCACCTAAGCAGTTGTTTAAAGATATTGCGGAAGCAGCTAAAGATAGTGCAGAATATTTTGGTAGTGGATTTGATAATATGGCTAAGACGGCAATTGAAGCTAGAAGACTTGGTGCTACTTTAAAAGATGTGATGGGTGTTAGTGAAAAACTTTTAGATTTTGAAAGTGGTATAGAACAAGAATTAAAAGCTGCAGCATTTGCACAAGGCCAATTTAATTTAACGCAAGCAAGAATATTAGCAGCAAATAAAGATTACTCTGGTGCATTGGATGAGGTGTTAAATCAAATGGAAAGAAATGGTAGATTTGCTGACAAAGACCTTTTTACACAAAGAGAATTAGCAAAGGCAATAGGTAGTACACCAGCAACTGTTCAAAGATTAATTGCACAAAGAGAAAGATTGGTTCATTTGGGAGTGGAAGATAAAAAGCTAGCAGAACAGGCAATAGCAAATGGATTGGATATTACAAATACAAGTAAAGAGGATTTAGATTTAACTATTCAAAAATTGAAAGCTGACCAGCAAATGCAAGGTGAGTTGAGTAAAATAAAAAATACATTTACCGGTATTGGGGTACAAATAGGTACAGCGGTATTACCTTTATTAGAATTAATGTTAAAACCAATATCAATGTTAGCTAAAGCATTTGGATATATATCAGATACAATGGCTGGTATGGTTGGGTTTGGTTTAACACTAGGAACGATATTTGCATTTATATACCGTACTAAATTAAAAACATTAGCAACAGACATTGCCAGCGCTTATGTAAAACGTAGAGAAGCTGGAGCAAGTATTGTTGGTGCAATTGCTGGTATTTTTGGTGGACAGGGTAAAATACCAATCGTAGGTGCCATATTGGCAGCAACGATGGTTGGTGCACTATTTAGCGCAATATCTAAAGCATCTAGCGCAGTACCTACCGGAGATATGAATTCACCTGCTGGTGGTGAAACAATGGTATCAACTAAAGAAGGTGGATTATTCAAATTAAGTAAAAATGATGATTTGATAGCAGCACCTGGAGCATCAACTGCATTAGCAAACGCAGCTAATGGTGGAGGTGGAGCTGGAATGCAAGCAATGGCTAATGTTATAGCAGCAAATACAAAAGCAATGGAACGATTAAACTCAGGTGGTATTCCTGTTAATACTTATTTAGGTACATCTAAAGTAAACGATTTATTAACTGGTTACCAATCAAAGACTACTAGAAATAATTTTAATATATAGCAAATGCCTAAGTTAGAAGATTTATTTAAACAAAAGGTTTTAGAAAGTAGTGGTAAGACTGCAAAGGAAACATTTGCTCCTCAAAATAGTAAAAGAATTCCAATACGAAGTTCTAATGTTATTATAAATAAATTTGCAGAACCTTTAAATAAAGTTAGATTAGGTAGAGCATCTGTAACGGAAGGTGAAACTCGTTTAGAAGAAACTTTGACTGGATTAAGACCATTGAGATTTCTTTCACAACCTGCTTTATACGGAACTAACATAGTAAGATTAACTACACAAACTACGGTTGATGTAGATTCTATGAAAGATGCAAGGGGTGGTAGTGGTAGAGGATTAATTGGCGGTGTGTTAGCAAAAGCAAGAGCAGCAATTACAAGCGCTGTAAACTCAATAGGATTATTTCCATACGCAGCATATCCAACAACAGTAACTAATGATTTAAGATATAAATTAACTTCAAGTGGATTTGCTTCAGATTATAGACGTCGTTCTATACTTTCCGATAGTAAAGGTACTGGATTGGGAGCACTTATAAAATCTGCAGTTACCGCACCTATGGGTGGTGAAGACCAAGGTGAACAAATTGGAGGTTCTGCCGTATCTGCTATAAAAAAGGCTGGAAGAAAACTTTTACTAGGCGATGGTTCATTACAAGACCCTCAAGTAAAATGGGATCCTGAAAAAATGAAATATTCTAATTTATTTAAATATAGTGATTCCATAAAGTTTGCTAAAGACCCACAAACCCCTCAACAAAGTAGAAATGATTTATCATCTGTTTTATATGATTATGATACAATAGATATACAAGATATAACAAAATTCCTTATACAAGGAATCAGACCACCATTTCCATTATCAATATCCCCTGATTTAAATGGATATAGTGGGAATAATAAATTTGGAAAAGCGCAAAAATTAGAAATAGATAATGTAAACCTTATTAAAAGATTACAAAAATCAGCTCCACCAAAAGATGCAGCAGATACTTCTAGAAACTTTTCAAATTTGCAAGTAAACTATGCAAATCAAAAAAATTCTGATAAAGGACTCTCATATGTAGATACGATGAATACGCAATTGCCTTATATGGGCGATGCTCCTAAAATTGAGGATAAATCAATTGAAGATTTAGATTTTATAAGATTAAAATTTTCATCCCCATCTAGAGCTAAGAAAAAAGGAATGAGTGCCTTATTTAGAGCAACTATAACAGGATTGACTGAAACATTTAGTCCAACTTGGGACCCTAATAAATTCATAGGTAATCCATTTAGTTTTTACACATATACAGGTATAGAAAAAACATTAGGATTTAGCTTTAAAGTATATTCTTCAAATCAAAAAGAACATATAGCAGTGTGGGAAAGATTGAATTTTTTAACATCATTAGTATATCCACAAGGATATGTAGATGGTGCAATTGTTCCACCTTTCATAAAGTTTAGTATGGGTGATTTGTATAAAGATAAAGATTGTTTTATAGAATCACTTACATATACTATTCCAGATGATACAACTTGGGAAATTGGTATTGACCAATTACAACGAAATGAAGCACAAGATTGGATACGAAGCGGAAATGGTGATAGAGTGGTATTTTCAGCAACTAATGATGCTGGTGAGGAAGATTATACATCAAAAGATATTAAAAAATATAAATTACCATCTGTAATTGAAGTGGCTATAAGTTTAAAAATAGTAGATGATAGAAAAAGTATAGAAGGATACAAGTTTTATTCAGACTCGCCTATTATGCAAAAAACGGCACAAACATCAGAATAAAAAAATAATATGACCCATATAAAATTAATTTATATAAAATATGAGTAGTAGATATGAAAATAACGCAGTAAAAAGAGCAACTAATGGTAGGATAGTATATCGTTCAAAGATATATCCAAATATTCCATTAAAAGATTCTGATATATATGTTGCAACTGAAACTGGTGACAGACTTGATACATTGGCATATGAATATTATCAAGATTCATCTCTTTGGTGGATTATTGCATCTGCTAACAATATACACAATGCTGTATTTGCATTTGAAGATGGTACTGTATTAAGAATTCCAACAAATTATATAGAAATCGTTAATAATTTTTCTTAATAATATAAAATAAATAAGTTTATGTATTTAACGCAGATTAACGATACGATTCATAAAAAAATTAGAGGTAGAAATAATAGTTCATTAAGTAACCTTAGTACATTTATACGTGTATTTTCGGGAGCTAATGATGGGTTAATTATAGAAAGTAATCCCGATTGGAAATTATTCAATGCGGCGGGAGTGAATACTGAAGCATCTGTATATGGTTCGTATTCCGATGGTAGTGGTACTATTGGAGTTACATGGGCTAAAAAAACACCAATACAGGCAACAGCTGGAGCACCTGCAAAACCAAGACCAGTAATAACATTATTTAATGTAAAAGAAGGACAAGACCAAATATCAAAAGAAGCAAACTTAAATATTACTGCATTTTCAATAGAACAATTAGAATTAATTCAGCAGTATTTTATGGAGCCTGGTTATTCTCTTTTTGTAGAATGGGGGTGGAACACTGAAGATGGAGTTAAAGGATTAATTAGTGATAAAGATGTGGGTACTATTCAAGCTCAAGTTGGAAATAATGCATTAACCGATTCTGCATTGCAGGATAAACGAATAGCATCTAGAGGTGATTATGATTGCTTTTTTGGATTTATTACTGGTGGGGAAGTTACTAGTGAAGGTAACTTATTTAATGTAAATGTACAAATGAGAGGAGTGCCATCATTACCTGCATTTCTACAATCGCACCATTCTTTATATGCATACACAAAAGAAAATGGTCCATTAAATTCAAGAACATTTCCTTTATATGGACCTACTCAGTTAGAAAACCAAAGTACACTTACAGGGTTGGATGATGATAAAAATATACAGCCTGTTAAAGATAAGAGATTTAAAAACATGTTTAATAATTTACCTACTATAAAACAAACTCAAGAAGTAGCTAACTTAATTAACGATTGTAAATGGTATGATTTTATAGGATTTGACTTAGATGTTATAAAAAAATTAGAACAAGAATTTCAAGTAACTTGGTTGGAAAAAACAGCATATTTTTTTGGAACTATTGATAATCCTAAAGAAGCATTAGTAAGTGAATTTGGCGTACCGGTTGAACGATTTGTTAGTAATCAACAATATATACGTTTTGGTCTTGCAGTAAATATATTAAATGCAAATGCTAAAACTGTCAAATATACTGTTAGCGGTAAGGAATTAAAATCTTATATTAATACAAAGGATACTAAAATAGGCGCATTCCCTTTTATATTTTCAACAAAAAAAGAAAATCTATTAATACCAGGAAAACTTCCTGAATTTACTAAAATCATAGTAAATACACTGGGAGTAGATTATAGTGAATTAACATCTGGTGGTGGTATTGATTTGCGTATTCCAAGAGCTGGTAACAACGGTTTTATAAGTTTTGTACAAACTGGAGAAATTGGATTTCCAACAAAAGATAAGGAGGGTAAGCCAGTCCCAGCCCCAGCAAATACATTTAAAGAAATAAGTGAACACTATGGTTTATTAGAAAATCTTTATATAAATTTTGAATTTTTTAAAAATACAATAACGGCATCAAACAAAAATGTAAGAGAAATACTTAATGATTTATTAAACGGAATGTCCGCCGCTGTTAATGGATTTTGGAATTTTCAAATTATAGAAACTGTAGGAGATGATGGTTTATTATCTATTAAAGTATTTGATGAGCATTGGGTAGGTCAACAAAAAACACCTGAAAATAAATTATTTCATCATTCGGGAGAAAATTCTGTATTTTTAGATGCATCTTTGAATATAAAAATACCCGCAGAGATGATGGGCCAAATAATTAATAGAAGATTTAATATTGCATCTCAACCTGAACAGGCTATTATAAATGTAAATAAAGATAGAAAAGCAGATACATTTTTTGCACAAGGTGGTGATTTATTTTTGGATGTACGAATTGGAGATACAAAACCTACGCAATCCGGAACCGAAGTTCCTAATAAGACTTATGACCCAAACACAAATTGGTTATCTAAAAGTCCAGATGATAAACTATCCGATGCAATAAAAGCAGGGAATCAAGCTGCAGCAGAAAAGAGAACCGACATTGAAACAAAAGCAAATCAGGCGGAAAGTTTAAAGATTGTAAAAAAAGTGATTATAAATAGAGGAGATGCTACTGCAACTGAGTATTACGATAGTGCAGGTAACCTTGTTGCAATAAAAAATAAAGTAATAGGTGAAGACGCTACTTGGAAGGGTAAAGAGGTAGAAAAAGCAAAAGCTTATGAGGAGCTAACAAAGTCAAAAGATGTTGTAGACGAATTAGATAAAAGATTACAAGCTAGAGAAACTTCATTTGCTAAAAACTTGGATAAAATTGATTTTTTAGTAAGACCAAATAAATCATATGAAATTGAACCAAAGAAAAGTTCAGTTTTTACCGGTGGTATCTTAGATGAATCATTTGGAGTATATTGTTATGATGACCCTATTTATTTTGACAAACTAAAAAATGACGCATTTTCAAATTATTTAAAAAAAGAGACTGGTAAGGGATTATTATCACCTTTGTTACCAATTACATATAAATTTAAAATATTAGGGTCTAGTGGACTTAGAAGATGGGATTGTTTTGTAGTTACAGGTATTCCTAAAAAATATTTATCAAATGGAGTTTGGCAGATTACTGAAATTGAACATGGATTATCTGGAATGCAATGGGTAACTGAAGTTACTGCCAATTATAGACAACAACAATAAACCAAAAAAAATAGTAATGGATATAAGTAAATATACGGTAATTCCAAGCGGAAGGGATGAGATTGATAATATTACTACTATAATTGTACATATACCAACTCCGGATGAGTTTGATTACAAAAGGGGTTTTATAGAAAGATATTTTGCTCAAAAAGTAAATGATCCTGACTCATTTATATATGAGATAGATTCCACAATATATCAAAATGTTTTAATAAGTCCATTTTATAAATCAATAATATTAAAATGGAAAATAAGCGGAGATGCCGATAAAGCTAGAGAATCAAATAAAGCATCAATAAGATTGGCTTCATCTGATATGAAAGCACTTATATTATATCTTCCAAATTATTTACAATTTCATCAACCTTAATTTGGTGGATTGGATTATTTTTCGTATATTTACATAAACAAACTTGGGGGGTGCCTTGGAATTGATTGTGATGAGAATGGTAGTATCACACGTAGACAGAAGTGCTAGATGTCTTTAAATCTGTACAAAACAATAACTGACGAAATGTCAACTATGACCTTTGATTCTATGATGGAATTCATTGGTGCATCTGAGTACGCATACGCTGCTTAGTTCATTCCGCATCACTCGTGGAACATTTAAATAGAAGTGAATAAAACGGAGCTCTACCTATCGGCTCTTAAAAACTGATAGGTTGGTGGAAAGCTGTACTAACCATACGGCCCCAATTATTTTGGAAAGTTAATAAGATTAAACTTTATCCTAAACGTGTAATTCGTTGGTATTACGATTACTTTGCAAGACATGGGTTCGAATCCCATCACCTCCACAATAATCCCATTCTACATTAATTTGGTAGTTTGGGATTTTTTTTGTATCTTTGTATCCTATGATAATTGTTGAGTCTATTGATGAATTAAACGAATTGAGTGTAAAGCTGGAGACCGAAGCTTCCATTTGGTATCCTATGTGGGTGGATAATGATAAGCACCCTAATAACACTCATATATCGTTTATATTCGTTAGAACCCAATCGGACAAGTATATACTACCACAACAACATACAGACGCTCTATCACTCTCTAATGAGCAAATATGTGGGGTACTAAATACTACCGGAGAAAAATGGGTATTTCAAAAGAAAAAGCTACTACAATCTTTTACGGATGTAAGGGAAGGCTTGAATGATGTTGACACTGCTTATTTCTTAAAGCATGGTAAAACAATAGACTACTCTCAACCAATACAACACTTAGTGGCTCCCTTTATTCATAAGGGTTACAAAGAGGACATCATTCAATCCATTCCCATTCTCAAATTGTGTGAAGCAATTGAAAACGAACTTGGTAAATCAATCAATCAGAAATCTAAAACTTATAATTGGTATAACGATATTTTTATACCAACCTTAGCCCGAATTGAACAAATAGGAATCCGTGTCGATAGGGAAAAATTTATTGATAGATGGCCACAAGCTTCCAAACAGCTTTCACCCGATAATTTAGTGTTTACGGAATATAATCCATTTACGGTGACAGGTAGACCATCTAATAGACATGGTGGTGTGAACTATGCCGCCCTCAACAAAACGGATGGTAGTAGAGAATGTTTTGTATCGGATGGAATTTATCTACAAATGGATTATAACGCATATCACCCAAGACTAATTGGTAAGTTGATTAAGTTCCATATGCCGGAAGGAAATGTACATGAATGGTTGGCTGAACAATATGGATGTGATGTGAACGAAGGAAAGGGAATTACGTTTCGTTTATTATATGGTGGTATTGATGATGATTTTCGCCAAATTCCATATCTTAATTCGGTAGCTGATTACATTGATAACCTATGGATTGAAACACAAAAGAGTGGATTCCTACAAACACCACATAGAGAAATTCCGTTGGATTGGATTGAACAGCCTAACCCACAAAAAGTATTCAACTATCTACTTCAAGCGGTAGAAACTGAAATGAATGTGGATAAGATGAGAACGATATTGGATTATATTAAGGGAAGTGGAATTACATTGGATTTATATACCTATGATTCGTTTCTTTTTGATGTTCCTACTGATGTTGACCCGAATATGATTAAGGATTTGAAGGATATCATTGAAGAAGGTGGTTTCCCGATAAAAGCAAGTTGGGGATTAGATTACGGAAAGTTATAACAACCATATTTATAGTATATACAAAAATGTGCTATAATATGAAGAAAATTTTAGTTTTATTTCCTTTCCTGTTTATTTTAATAAGTGGAGTAGCTCAAGATGTGGTGGTTTTAAAACATACCAATTACACATCGCACTATTCTAAATCAAAAAAATATCCAGTAATGGTGGAATGGTGGATTACAAAAGCTAAAGTAGGATGCCCAACTCCAATGGCTAGAAAGGATAATTTTAAACCAGACCCATTGTTACCAAAAGAAACAAATTTGGGAGCTGATTATGTGGGAAGTGGAACTGATAGAGGACATATGATGCCAGCTGCAGAAAATCTTTGTCAAACGGCAGCAATACAGGACGAATCGTTCTATTATTCAAATATGGCTGCACAGTATCATAGATTAAATGCTGGTGATTGGAAATCGGTTGAAACAATGGAAAGAGATTTAGCTAGACAACAAGATTCGGTAAAAATATGGTGTGGTAATATCGGAGTAGCAAAAACAATTGGTGTTGGTAAGGTAGCAGTTCCAAAACAATGTTGGAAAGTAATTTATATTGTAAAAAGTAAAGAATGGATGGCGTTTCTTTTTGATAACGATACATCTAAACCCGATGGGATACATAACAATCAAGTAGATGTAATTGATATAGAAAAACTAACTGGATTTAAATTTAAAAAATAATGACTTTATCAGAATTAATTAATGAGATATTGGTAGAATGGGCATATAGAATAGATGATGGCCAACCAAATCCAAATAACCCAAAGCATATTAATGAGTTATCAGCCGTTCTTTCCGAAATGGGATTGAATGAAATTAAACACGAATTAATACAAACTCTTACTGAAGCTGATGGTAAACAATTTACCAATCCAATTCTTAATAAATCAATTAAATATAAAAATGCCAAAGGTGAAGATGCCGAAGGTATTGTTGGTAACTTATTGAGATTACCAAAAGACCATCCCGGTAGAATAGCAGCAGAGAAATTGTTACCAGCAGATGCAGCTGAGAAAGATGCAGCAATGCAGGATTTAGGAAGTGAGAAAGATGGTAAGAGTGGGGAGTTAGCAGGTCAAAAACCAAGTGGTAAAGAAGATGAAGCTCCTCAAGCGGGAGGTGAAGAAGATAAAATGAAACAGGCAGCTGCCATGTTTGATCCTGAAGTGGACCCGGCTATGGCTGCTAGATTAGATAGAGAAAAAGCCGCAAGTGCTAAATTAGCAAAGACTGATAAAGAAGATGCGGCAGCAGATAAAAAAGCAGAAGATGAAACAAATCCATTAGATGCTAAGTTTAATCCAATAGAGGCACAAGACGTAGCAAAGGAAATGCCACAAGCTGACCCGAATGTGTTTGGCGGCGGTTCTGATATACCAGACGGAATAGATTCTGGAGATTTAGCTAAATTTAATACTGATATTCAAAAAGTTAAAAAAATAGTTGATGATGCAAAAGCTAATGGTGAAAAAATACCAAACATTAATCTTTGTCAAATAACTGTACCGGGTACAAACTTATATTGTGATGATAACTTAGGAATTCCAAGAGAGGAAATGCCACAATTCAAAGGTAAAGCAATTGCTGGTAGTAGAGCAGCAGATATGCCGGTTAATAAAGATGGTGAGGTAGATACTGAACCGGTATTTAAAGAAATGTTAAATCAAAAAGGTATTAAGGTTACTCAAACTGAAATACCAGCTGATAAATTAAAAGCAACTCAAAATGAATTAGTTGGTGCTAAAGTAGTTGGTATGTTAGGGACATTAGAAAAAGACCCAAAGAACCCAGACATTACCGCACCAATTTATGTAAGTAGAGATGGATATGTAGTAGATGGTCATCATCGTTGGGCAGCAATAGCAGCATATAACGCAGCAAATCCTGATTCTCAAATACAAATGAAGGTTAATGTAATTGATAGTGATATTAAGGATGTAATACCAATGGCGAATAAGTTTGCAGAAGATATGGGTATTGCGGCTAAAAAAGCAGATGCTAATAAGCCTGAGACAACTCAACCAATGGCTGCAGAATTAAAACCATATAATGATAATCCTGAATCAAATATTAAAACATTTAAAGGTGAATCATCTGGTATTGATGTAAAAACAATTCAGTTTGATGGAGGTGGCCAACTTTATGGAGTACCACATAGAAACGAAAAAGCAATAGATGATATTGTAAATCAAGTTAAAGCAACTATACCAAAAGAAAGATGGAAAGATATTGTATTTGTAGGTGAAGGTGGTAGAACCGGTGATGGTGGTGAATTACAATTTAATGATGAACAAATACATGCATCAGAAGAATTTAAAAAATTAGGAGCAAAAATAGATACTTGGGATGGTGATGAATTAGATGTACACACTCCGGAATCAAATTTATATAAGTCACAAGAAGAACAAACTGGTCTTTCACAAACTAAAATCAAAGCTGGTAATTGGGCTAGTATGATTGGACAGGGTGAAGGTACTGATACAATGAGTCCATCTAAATTTTTAGATGAGGAAGGAAAACAATTCTTACAAGATGCAGCTAAAGAAGCTGGATTCCCTCCAATAGAAAATTGGAATACTCCAACGGAGCAAGATAAAGATACATTATATAGATTGTCATTCCCAGACGATAATGGTGATACTGAAACAGAGGTTAATGATGTTCAAGTTGCATTTAATAGAGCAAGAGATTTAAACATTATAAAAAAGCAAAACGAAATATCTTCTAATGGAAAGATACCGGTTGTAGTTGCTGGAGATGGGCATGCTGATTTAGTTGATGATATTATAAATGGTAAAAAAGAAAAACCATCAGAAAAATTACCTGAACCAGAGCCTGCAGATGAAAAGCCAGGTGGAGTGATATATCCTATTGGTGGAAATTATTATTCAGATACTCCAGATGGACCTGCACAATATGTTAAAACTGAAAGCATAGTAAATGGATTTTTATTAGAGGGAGATGAAAAATGGTTGCACTTATTATTTGAAAAGACTGTAAATAAAACAACTCCAAGTGGTAAGAATGTTACTGTAAATGTAATTGAACCAAAAGACCAAACAAAAGCTACATCTAAAGCATCATCTAAGACTTCTAGTGTAAATTATGATGATAGATTGGAAGGAGATATATCAGCTAAAGTTGAACAAACATATAATACCGATTCTAAATTTAGTGAACCGGGTATGAAGCATGATGATAGAGTTAAGAGATTAAAAGCTATGAAAGCAAAGGAAATAAACTCTGTTAAAGTTGATGACATATATAAAGCTATGGGTGTTACAAAAGGAAAGGTAAAGTTTCCATCAAAGTATATGTCAGTTTTAGCAAATGCATTAAACTTTGCAAAAGGACCATTTACAATAACCGATTTAACTGATGCAGCTGGAGCTGGTACATTAGATTCTACATTAGGTGAATTAGTTACTTTAATGGGAGCTACTATACAAGATGAAAATCAAAGAAATGCATTTTTTAATTATTTAAGAGAGCAAATTAAAGCTGGTGGTAATACATCCGCATTAACGGCAGCATGGGTAAATTCGGCACAAGACTCTTGTGTAGCATTTCATAGAAAGATAGCAAAAGATTGTCCTGGTGGTCATGAAGTTAAAACAAACTTTTGGGATATACCATCTGAAGCCCAAGCAGCAGGTGTTAAAAACTATAAAAGAGATAAAGGTAAATCTACTGATATCAATACTATGGTTGATTGTATTAGTAAGGATGGTAGTAGAACTCAAAAGTGGCTTCAACCATCTTTGAAAAAAAGTAAAAAAGTAAACGCATTTAATTCAACAACAGGTAGAGTTTTTGCAACTACAGTATTGAGATGGGGTACGCCGGAAGAAAAAGCACAATATGCTGGATTTGGTAATGAGTTGGATTCTTATAATGGTCTTGAAGATAACGCACCTGCAGGCGATTATAAAATTACCGATAAAAGAGGTAATGAAAGACCTATGACTATCAAAGAAAGAAAAACTCAACTAAACAAAAGTATGAGAGAAATTGAAGATAGATATGAGGATAAGATACCAGCTGAAGCAAATCCAAAGCAAGCGGTAATTAGACAAGCTAAGTTACATAAAGAACTTATGGATAATCCGAAAGTTGTAGCTGAACGAGATGAGTTTTTAACGAACTATTTAAATATGAAGCCTGCCGAAAGAAAGAAGGTATGTGCCCAAATTGCAAAAGATTTAAATCAGAAAGGTGACAAATATACAATGGAGTTAATGAAAACTCTTGATACTTTAGCAGAATATGATTTATCAACTCCTGAAAACTACTCTGCGGCAATTGCTGAAATGGGTATTACTAGTTCAAAAGATGTTCAAAAATTGAATGTAGCTTTAATGAATGGTGTGATAAATACATTAGGAACTAACACAACTGTTGCTGGTTATAAGAAAAAACTGACTAAAAACTCACATGACCATTCTAAGGCAGTATTGGAATATTTAATACGTGATAATGATAACAAAAAGGCTCTTTTAGAAAACATATCAACCCAATTTCCATTAAAAGACCTTATGGAAGGTAAAGAGTGGGCTATTTTAGGTGAAAAAGGTGGTGGTATTAACTTAGATAAAGACACTATTACTAAATGTTTAGGAGCTGAAAAATTTGAAGATGTTGTTGAAAAATTAATAATTGTTGATTATAAGGGTGAACCTACATTAGCTTACGCTACCGATAACGGCGAACGTACAATACCTATTGGTGAAATAAATTGTAGACCTGATGGTATTATGTATGGTGGTAGTTGGAAATTAGAGTTAAGTATTCACGACGGATTTGCTGATTGTTGTAAAGAACATGATAAATAATGGTTTTTACCCTTCCTTTTGATTTTTTATATTTATAGGTAATAAAAAGAAACAAGAGGAAGAATGAAGACACAGTTACTTTGTACATTTACAACAAAAGAGGAGCTACAAAACACTCTACAACAAATTAGAGAGACTTATCATATAGTCTACAATTATATATACATACTACAAAACAAGTCCAATTTAGAGGAATTATTTGTAACATATAATATAGATACCGCTTTCCAACCTGAAACTCCGTTGGAAAATACAATCCTAATACATAGAAAGAAAGAATCTAATTCACTTTACACTATAAATGCTCTTAACGAATTAGTTAAAGAGGAAAATGGTGGAGTGTTAGATACATCTTTTGTCATCAATTGGCAGAAGTTTAAAAATTCAATCATATTAACAAACGCCGAAGGAACTAAGAAAATTCAGACAAGAGTTTTTGAGGTAATTGATTTCGGTGAAGGAAATAAAGAAGTTACGGAAGGACAATCTAAATAATTTTTATTATGTTATTAAAAAAAGGAGATAATAACGAAAACGTAAAGTTAATGCAACAAAAGCTGGGTATTGAGCCGGCTGTAACTAACTTTGGGCCTAAAACTGAAGCAGCTGTAAAAGAATGGCAGGCAAAGAATGGTTTAACTGCAGATGGTATCGTAGGACCATCAACTTGGGCAAAAATTATGGGTGAAACAACAACATCCGTACCAACCCCAGTAGCAGCTGCACCAATAGCACCAGTAGGTGGATTGAAATTAGATAAATTAAAAGGACATATTCCTGATGCAGTAATCGCAATGATTCCTGATACGGCAGCTAAGTTTCAAATCAATACTCCATTAAGATTGGCACACTTCTTAGCACAATGCGGACATGAGAGTGGCGGTTTTAGAGCAACACAAGAAAACTTAAACTATTCAGCAAAAGGTTTGAATGGTATCTTTAAGAAATACTTCCCAACTGAAGCAGCTGCAACTCCATATGCTAGACAACCACAAAAAATTGCATCTAAAGTATATGCAAATAGAATGGGTAACGGAACTGAAGCAAGTGGTGACGGTTATAAATTTAGAGGTAGAGGATATATTCAATTAACAGGTAAAGATAACTACACTGCATTTGGTAAATCAATTGGTGAAGATATGACAGCAAACCCTGATAAGGTAGCATCATCTTACGCATTATTATCAGCAGCTTGGTTCTTCTCTAAAAATGGATTACACAAAATGGCTGATGGTGGTGCTACTGATGCAGTTGTAACATCTATTACTAAAAGAGTAAATGGTGGAACTATTGGATTGGCAGACAGAATTAAACACTTTAAAGAATATTATCATTTATTAGCGTAATATTTGGTAAATTAATAAAAAAGTTGTATATTTATAGTATAAAGTAAAAAGAATGGTAAACATTAGATTAAAAGAGTTAGTAGAAGCTAACGTAGACCCTAAATTGGTAGCAAGAAGTAAAGAAACTGGAAAGTTGGTTTATTTCAAAAATGCACAAAACAAAGATGCGGCTATGAAAGCTGGTACTCACTTAGACCCTACAGATAAAAAAGGCGATGAACCTAAAGCAGATATAAAACCAAATGATATGTTTGGTGGAGATTATGCAAAAGATAGAGGTGGTGATGCTCCTAAAGATAATGATACAGCAGATTTTAATGAACCAAAAGCACGAAAGCAAATTATCAAAGATAGAAATAAATTAGTTCAGATGAATGTTGGCAAAGATGATAAATCTTTAGATTTTGCTATTAAGTTAATTGATATGTTATTGGATGGAGAATTACAAGCTCCCAAATCAGAACCAACTCTAAACATTAATTCTAAAAATTGGAAAAAAACTGATGGCGATGGTAGAATGAGTTCGGAATCCGCAGATGATGTAAGAAATTATTTAAATGATGTATTGGGTGTGGATGGTATGGCTGAAGTAGATTTTGGTAGTGGTAATATTCAGTATGGTTTAGCAGATGGTGAAAATAGTATATTTGTTGGCAATGATGGTGGTACATATAATGTATCATTTGAAGGACCTTCTATGGATTTAGATAAAATTGAACAATCATATAAATCATTCAAAAATCCAAAAGATGCATTATTATATGCTGGTAAATTAGCAAAAGCAAATAGGAAAGGATTAGAACAAAAGCAAGAATCAACGAAACTAACATCAATGATTAAAAAATAACTAAAAGGGAGAAACTAAAAATTCTCCCTTTTTATTTGGTAATATCAGGAATATTTCGTATCTTTGAGTAAATCTCAAACCCATATAAATGCGTAATTTGGTTATAAAATATACTTCAAAAAAGATTTGGAAAGTCCAATAAATTGTTGTATATTTGTAATCTCTTTATATTTATATACCTAGAGGGTGAAGGAAACTCACCTAAATAAAACCTTAAAACATAAACTCTTAAAACGTAAAACAATGGCTATTAATTTAGACGCAATCAGAGGTAGACTGAACAAACTACAGAGCACAACTTCAAAGAAAGTAGAACTTTGGAAACCAGCTCCGGGCAAACACACTATTCGTTTAGTCCCTTACAAATTCAACAAAGAGAATCCTTTTATTGAATTATTCTTTCACTACAACATTAACA